GGACAGGGGACAGATGACCAGCACCCGCTTGATTTGTTTCTGCGTCATCAGGTAGTCTGCCGCCCAGATGACAGAGGATGTCTTGCCTGTGCCTGCTTCGTTAAAGCAGAACACCCTGTCTCTAAGGGCTAGATATGACGCAGTGGTTTTCTGATGGACGAAGGGCGTATACAGCCCAGGCCAGTCGTATTCATTGGACATAGGAGATGGCGCTTCTCCGTATACCCTGACTAGGCGTTGCATCTCGTTGATGCCCCAGTACACAAGTACCTCGGCAAACTTGCCATCATCACTCAGTACCTCGCACTTCTCAATGTGCCCGACCAAGAGACTTACTTGATTCGACGGTATCACCATGCGTACCGCCGTGTTTTCAATAACTTCCATACTGTCCTTTACTGTATTTCAACGTAGCCCCTTACGGGGGCTAGTCGGTCAAACCTGTCATGCCAAAGGAGAGAGATATCATGGAGTGCATCGTCTGACTGACGTAGTTAAGAGGGGGAAAACCAGAACCAGAACCCCCGCCACTGTCCACCCACGCCTTACAACAGTGGCAATTATTTCTTGCGTTCTCTCTTGCTGGTCTCGGATACAAGATTTCCTTTGGAATCCCGCTTGAACGATCGGTTTGTAGCCGCTGATTCAATGCGCAACCCATTCTTGTTCATCCCACCTTTGTCCAACGCCACGACATGCGCAACGTCTTTGCCGACTCGGGAGGGAGACTTCTTGGTCACAGTGCCAGTGTCACGCTTGTCAATTGCTCGACGCCCGCGCTGACGCTCCATGCGGCGCTCATGTTCACCACGGGCTTGCTCTTGCTCGTATTCTTTTTTATACGGACGAGGTTTGGTCACGTAAGGCATTGCTTTTCTCCTGCATGATCTTGATGGAGTTGTACATCATCTTTGCCTCGGTAATGGCGGCTAAAGTGTGCTCAATAGCCGCATCATAGTCGTTATCCAGCAGGGCGTCATGGGCTTTTTTCAGTCCTCGTTCCGCCATCATGCAGGGGTAGGCATAGTCAATAATCTCTTGAGTCTTCATCGTCTTTCCTTCCAAAAATCACAGGTCTTTACAGGGCACCAACCGCATAGCGGGGTGGGGTTAGGGTTCCAAACATCGGTGTCGTATGAGGCATCCATGCGCTTTAGGTCAGGCTTGAACGCATCCCACAGTTCTAGGATTTGATCCCGTGTGTATTCCTCGGCAACGAACGCATCGTTCACGACAAACAGCAACCCCGCCTTGACCCGCTTGATCTGCGGAAACTTGGCAAAGGTCATCAGCGCCATCAACTTTAACTGCTTTGCATCGGGGTACTTGCTGCTGCCAGTCTTGTAGTCAAGGATGTGGGCGAGATCATCTTTTAGGATAAGCAGGTCCACGATACCCCGAACCCAGTATCCCTTACCATACTCACTAGCGTTGCCAGCCCGATCGAGAGCCATCCGCAGTTCTGGATGTTTCTCGCCATCAATCTCCAGCAGCGCATCCATCAGTGGCTTGAACCGCTCATAGTTCTTGGCAAGTGGAGTGCCATCCCTGACGTAATCCTCCAGCGCCTTGTGTACTGCATTGCCATACGCCATCTCCTGCGTCTGCTTCACAAAGAACCGCTTCAATACCTTGACCTCTTGGTATTGCTTGGGACAGTTCACGTACTGTTTGTACGATGAGAATGACCATGTGTAACTCATGTGGTAACTCCAAGAAGTTTGTTAAGAGGTAATGGCGCGTACTTCCCGCTCCATTCTGAATTACTGTTAAGAGGTGGCTGTAGTATGTGTATATACAAAGACTCAAGGCTATTAAGAATTTCTTTTTTGCAGGGGATGAACGCAAAACTGTCGAACGATTTGCTGTGGTGCTGGGCTATTCTTGAATACACATTAACCGACTGCCCGACATAGACAACTTTGCCGCTATCAATCAAGAAATAAACTCCAGTTGCCAACTCCCAAGTGTTAGCGGAATTGACAATTTCTTCTTCACGGAGTAATGTCTTATTGGTCAATGTCAAAGCAACCTTGTTTACTAGTTCAAGTTTTTTCATGCTATCAAGCTTGGCTTCTAATTCCCTGATCTCGCACTTCAAACTGTCTCGCAGTTCTATGTCTGCAATTTCTCTTTCCTCTCGCTCACGAATGTTTCTTTGGCGAGTGGCTACAGCCTTGGCAGCTAATGCTTTGCGTTCCTCGGGAGTTCTACTTTGCATCCAGTTCATACACTCTCTCCTTCTGTTGTGTGTTCAATTAATCTTTTCTGCAATCGCACAATGCGTTGCTCGTTGTAGGACACCACCGACTTTGCGTAATCAACGGCGCTCTCTGCCTCAAGCTTGTTAAGTTGCGCCTCGCGTAGTTCTTTGGAGATGATCTCCTGCAATGTCCTTGCCCTCAAGTTTTCTTTGCACCGCTTGAGGATTGATTCACGCCACGTCATTTGTTAACCTCTTTTGCTTCTTAAAGAAATACTTTATTGCATAGATGCTCACGCCGAACCGCTCGGCAATCTTGCGCATTGACTCACCCTGCTTGTGTAGGCTCAAGGCTCTTCGCTCGTCGATCAATGTGGGCTTGCGTCCACTCCCTGGTCTTGCGCCACCTTTCATGTCTTTCCTCCAAACCCAAACGGGCACTTGGATTCCTCGGACTCACGCACCCTGCGGTACTCGCGGTATCGGTTGATGTTGCTCAGCTTCTCGCCTTGCATGTACTTGCTATGCTCCTCCCTCGTGACCATGTGATGCCGCAGATCAATCGGTCGCTCAGTCATCGGCGTTAGATGTACCAACGGCTGACCAAACTTCAAGCGATGCGTAGTCTTGGTTGCGCCCTTCATGAACAACACGTTCACGTTCATGGAATACTGATACTTGAATTCAGTCGTCCCCGGCAACAAGATGTAGCTGGACAGGCTCGGCATACTCCATGTCGGTTGCTCCCACTTGAAGTAAACGTCCTCTTGGCATCTTGTCACCCAAGGGTTGTCAAACTTCATGTGGCAGTAGTGGGACTCGGGCGCATACGCGCCGCGCAGTATTGCAGGGTGTTGGCTCATGGTGCTGGTGTTGTCAGAAAACTGCCCTGCCCAGTACGGGTCGCCAACGGCTCCCACTTCCAACGTATAGTCAGACCACAACGGCTGAATGATGCCGTGCTTGTAGTGATCGACCAGACCCATGCACCGCTTCATGGTGGCAGTGGGAAACAAGCCAGTCGGTATGGGTATCTCCAACTTCAAATCCTTCCACCACTGTGGGTAGAAATGCGCCGCCGCTTTGGGCTTCGCCGCATCAAAGATCATTTGCCGACAGGTGAACATGTCGATCACCAACTTACGCTTCTTGATTAGAAAAATCATACGGCACCTCTCATTTCCCATCCAGCCAAGAAATAATTCCATCTGCCTTGCATAGCCGGATTGGTGTACTTGTCCCCTGTCATGTGCAAATCGGCATCTGTGTAGCCCTTTGAGGCCATCAGTGCGTGGAATACCTGTCGTGCTTTCATGTGTTCTCCTTGAATTGATAATCTTTAAAGACGGTTCCCCTGCTTGCATCGCCTCTCCAGCATTCGTTTACCCATCCCCGCTTGCCTGACTTGTAAGTACGCCAATGTCCACGAACCTGATGACGGCGTGGTGTTGCGTGGGTTCCGCCTTGATAATCATTTTTTGGTTTAGGCGGTTCAATTTCCACTGTATGCCAGTCAAAAGTTAAAGCGGGTTTGCCTTTTAATTGACGCTTTTGATTGATAAATGTGCGCTTTGGTGTGGGGCAATAACCCTGCGATTGATGAGCAAGCTTTATCAACACTGCAAGCACCATTCGGTGGACAGGTTTAACATCTTCAAGGGTTATTTCTTTGTCCTTCTGATAAATTCTGAACCCTTCTCCGGTAGAAACATAAGCATACGGAGAAAAGTATTTGCCGCCATGCCACATGGAGCAACCACCCACAGTTATTGAATCATCGCCCCTTAAAAGCCAAAGAGCAAAGTCTTTTCCTTGCGTATCCAAGCCAACAATTCCCGTTCTTTTTGAAGGTAAATTCATCAAAAAATCTGCGGGAACTTTTGTGTCAAGTACAGGCTCCATTTGTCCAACATCAAACCACAAAGCAGTTTCTGGCTCAGGCGCAAACTTGACGGCCTTGCAAACCAATGGAGTCATTGCGGATTCTCCTCGTCATCAAAAGCCATTTCAGGTGGATGTGAAATGTCATCATGGACAATAACGCCAAACTCATTTGCCAGCAAAAATCTGCCGCACACTATGCAGTAATAACCTTCTGTCATGTGTTCTCCTCGGCGTAGCCGTTCTTTTGCTTAAGTTTGGCTTCAATGGCTCGGGCAAAGTCTGCAAACGATGCGCCATTAGTGTCATCCCATGCGACATAAGCATCACCAATATCCTCATCCGTCAGCCCTACCCATGTGCGCTGTGGTGGGTGGATGTAAACCAAATACTCGCCATCGGGTAACCCCTTGAGTTTGACGTTGCGAAATGTGTGGACACCGTGGGCATGGTTAAGAATCGCCACAGGCTCTTGCTCAATCTCTTGCCCAAGCCTTTGCACTTCACGCATGGCGTGTTCTGCCAAGGCTTTTTCTTCCGCCCGTTTGGCAAAGGCTAAAAGTGATTCAATATAAATGCCATCAAGGTGAGGGCGCATACCAACCAACCCACATTCTTGTGCCATCTCAATGATTTCATCTTGTGTCATAGCTTCACTCCTTCATACCAACCCTCGACATACGCTTCATGGAATCCCCAAGCAAACAGCCACGTCCAGCTGAGTTTCTCGTCGCGTGGGTAGTTGATCTTTGCCATCATCAGGCATAGGTTTTTACTCGGTGGGGGCATCATGCTTGTTCTTCTCTGGTTGTTGTGGAAAAGTTGATGTAACAAATCGCACGGCACTATCTCCGTCTTGAATCAACACAGTTACTGTTGCCGCTTGCAAATTTTTGCCATAAACCAAACTCAAGATTTCCCAAAGTTTTTGCATTTCATCTTGTGTCATTTCTTCATGCTCCTAACAAATGTTGCGAACGACTGCACTGTGTCACGACCGAACGGCCCTGTGAATTTCGTCTCCAATTCCTTCGCTACCTCTTCGATCGTGTCGTTGCGGTGCAGGTGGACAAACTCGGCAGGATGGCTGTGCATGTCCATGTGTGCAATTTGTTTCTTGCGGATGTTGTTTGCATCATCTATGGCGGCAAAGTCCCGCTCAATCTGTCGCTTGCGCCAGCCGCTGGTGTGTTCCCATTGGCCCTGCTTCAAGGCCAACTGTTCAAACGCTTCGTCTTCCGGGTCTTTCATGATCTCTCCTGTGGTTTTGCGTGAAGTACCGCTTCAAGGTATCTCAGTTCGGTGGCATCCATGATGCGCCCATGTTCCTGTTTGAATTGATGCAACACTTGACCTAGCCGAATTGAACGATCAAACAATTCACCTACGTCAGCACACCCAGTTGCTTTGATTAACGCTTCAGTTTCTTTTTTCATCTGCCCCCCACTTTCATTAGCTTGACAAGCCCTTCTGCATGTTCTTCACTCAGCCCTTGGGCCAAGACTTTGTATGGCTTGAGAAATCCTTCCCATGCGTCACCATATTGGTCTTTGTGCATTTGAATCATCAAGTCCCATGTGCGTTTTCGCATAGCAAAGGGGGCTGTAGATTCTTCTGTGTTTATGTACACCACATATTCCGTTGTCATCTATCCCCCCTCTCGTTCTCATCCATCCAGAACCACAGGTGCATCAGCCCAATGAACACAAGGCCACAGACAATGAACCCAATGCCGCCCAAGAGAATCGTTGCAAGAATCGTCTCCATCATCTCCCCTTTTGTACAGAATTACTTGACATATTAACACTCCCCATAGCTTTGTCCATAGTGGGCTTCACAAGTTACGGGTAAACCCCTAGCCCAATCTGGAGCAACGGACATGCACTCGACGATATATGCAAGCGCCTCGTCTTTCTCTAACGCAGGAACTAAGATGACAGCCGCATCATGGACTGTTAAAGCGATCTTGTAGCGTTCGCGTATCTTGAGCATCTGCTCACCCACGACAATCCTTGCCAGGGCTTGAACTACGTTTTCAACTAGCGATCCGCCCCAGATGGAAACAGGTCCTTTACGAGACTTGTATACGTATTGGCTTTTAGTTTCTTCAGTGTTGAGGTGCAGGTCAGGGTAGCGAATCATGAGCCCATTGGGTAGGGTTATCCCTTCCTTGCTCACCATCAGGCACTTGTGGTTGCCGTAGTAGTACGGCTTGAGGTTGCCCCAGTTCGCTAGGTCTTTGATGACCGCATCCCCATCCCGCCACAGTTGAATCACTGCATGGTTCTTGGTACGGTACACGCCCACAATGCGCTTGGCCTCTTCTTCATCAACGATAGCTCCCGGCGGCGTAGTCTTGAGCGTGTGCTGGAGTTTTAATGCGCCAGTCCCGTAGCCTAGACCCAGAATACAGGTTTTACCCACGAACCGTTCCACAGGATATGCTTTTGATATGGGACGGTCATAGATGTCGGTCGCAAATAGTGAGTAGACATCTTCACCGTTGGCAAACTGCGTAACGACATCTTCTTGCCCTGCCAACCACGCAAGGACACGCGCTTCGATTTGAGACGAGTCGCAGTTGATGACAATGTGATCGTCAGGCGCGATGACTGCATTCTTGAGAGCCTTTTTCTTTTTATCTCTACTGGGGAGATTTTGGAAATTGACTTTATCAGATCCCGCCCAACGGCCTGTGTGAGCACCATAGTACTTGAGTGGGATGGGAAGCCGCCCTCTATTACGCTTACCGATGTCGATGAACCGCTGGATGCGGGATTCTTCGAGGGTAGACATGGTACCCAATCTAACAGCGCATAGCTGCTGAATGAACGGGTCTTCATGCTCAGTAAGCGCCAGAAAGCCCTCATCGTTTTTAGCCAACGCATAGGTCATCTCTCCTTTTGATTTCTTGCCTTTGCTCTCTTTCATAGGCACCTCAATGCCATGCTCGGTGAGGATGGCGGCAAACTGTTTTCCGCTTGCCAGCTTCTTGCGTACCGCTTCTTCGTCCTTGCATTGAAGTTTCTCCATCAATGTCTGGAGTAGTGCCATCTTCTCTTCTTTTAGTTCGACGAGGCGGTCTTGTAGCAGCGCATCGTCCACATGAAACACAGGCTGAGTGAACATCCGCAGTGTCATGTCGATCAAGTCCAACTCATTCTTCGGAAACGCGCTCGACAATATTTTGAACAGCCTTAAAGTAAGTTCAACGTCGTTCATGCAGTACACGCCGTATCGTGCAAGTTCTTCATCAGTGAAGTCCAGGCGTTTCTTACCCTCTGCATGGATTACTTCATCGCCTTTCTCACCAATCCCATAGCGCATAGCCAGCGCCTTGAGTGAGCCGCCAGCGTCAACGCCATGAACCGCTCTAGCCATAGACAGGGTGTCGAGCAAGTACACGGGGTCTATGTTGAAGTGCCAATCAAGAATACATCCATCGAACAGCGTGTTGTGAGCCAGCAGGGCCGAGTCACCCCAGTCGATCTTGGATAGATGTTCTTTGATTTCATCCTTGGTTCCAGAGAACCAAGTAGTAGGTTGTTCGTTGATCTTCACGCTCACGCCAATGACTTCAAAGCGGCGATCACGAACATACTCTTCTGTGGTCTGAGTTTTAAAGCCCAGACCCTTGGTGTAGTAGGTCTCAAAGTCAAGGGTTACTATCTGCATCTCACCATCCAAACTTTCCAAAGAAACCACGTTTACCCACGCTCACGCCCAGAGGGTTCACCGATTGCCGCATGGCGTCATATTGCCGCTGTGCCATCTCTTCTCGCATAGCCTGCGCTTGTAACTGCATGCGTAACTTAGCCGCTTGTTGCTCACACTCTTCAAAGGTCTGCGAACCTATCATCTGTGTATTCGGGTTGAATGTACCTGCCATGACCCTTGGGTCAGACTGGCCTACGCTGTAACGCTCACCCATTTTGACCTTCATGGTCTTTCCCTTTTCACCTTGCTTTTCCTCGCCAGCAAGACGCTTGAAGACTCGCTCGTTAAAGTCATCACGGTAGAACTCATCCCTTGCTTTTGTAATCATCTCTCGCTCATCATTGTCCGCAATACGCCATGCGTAGTCGAGCAAGTCAGACCACTTCCCGCCAAACATTTCTCCGTCATAGGCTACCCCATCCTTACTGTGAAATTCCTCGGGGTTGGTCTTCATTCGTGCTAGCAAAATTTCTAATCCAGTCAGCATCACGCTCTCCTTTAAATAACTGGTTTCAAATTAGGGGTTGAGGAATGGCTTAATGAGGCAATAGGTCACGGCCTGTTCCCATGTGAAGTACGAGGTCGTGCCGTTGCGCATCCACAGATCACCACCAGAGCCAGACGAAGGCGTGAAATCCATCTCTCTGAGATATTTGTAGACATCTCTTGGTGTGTTCTGGTACGGCATAGTTACGCTCGATGTTATGTTCGGCATAGTGTTTGCAGACGTTGGGTTATGTACCGTCCATGTAATCCTTGGTTCTTGAATTCCTTCTATCATCTTTTCTCTCCTTAAATAACAAATTCAAAAGCGTCAAAAAAAGGCATGGCGAACCATGCCTGTGAATTAAGCGGGGTTGGCATCAAAGAAAGCGATTGCCTTCTTCGTGGATGTATTCTCAATCTCTCTGTTGAGATACCACTGAGCCTTCTGCAAGTCCTGTAGCTTGTTGCCCTTGTGGTCTGCTCGGGTGAGATACTTCACCACGTTGCCAAGGTTATAGCTAAGACTCTTTGCTTCGATGAAGTCGATCGTCTCGATGCCGCCCACCTTGTAATGCTCGGGATGATTCACTGGGTCATGCGCCTTGTCGATGTCTACGCCAAAATGCTCTGCCACAATACGAGGCGCATCGCCAGTTTTAACTAGCGTTCCACCCTTGGGTGGAGTACTAATCTTCTCCCGCATAGGGGTAGACAAAGGCGTGTCGAACAAAAAAGGCGTGTCGAACACATACTTGCCATCTTTGGTTTTGACAATCCCCATAGTCTTTCTCTGCACAGCCAACTGAACGTGTGCGGCTTGCTTGGTCATCTTGAATTTAGACGCCAACTCATCAGCGGTGAGGTTGGGGGATATGCGCAAAATTTCTCTAATCTTTGCGGCTCTCGATTTAGTTTGTGGTTTACTCATGTGCCTTCTCCTTTTTGGTGCGGCGTTTCACTGATACGATTCCAGCCCCATGCTGGCCTCGTGCTTCTTGCATTTCATCTGCAAGTTCGTATGCAAGGGTGGGTATCTGGTCGGGGTGATGCCCCTTCATCAATAAGCCCATCATTGCAAATCCTGCGTGGAGATCACGCAAATTACTTCGGTCTTGTTCATCCATTTTTAGTTTCCTTAATCCATTGTTCAAATAGATGGATGTTGTCGGCATAGACAACCCAACTGTCCCCGCCTGCAAACTCGATCAACTGCAAATGTTGGTGTTGTAGGGCGGTTAGTCCTTTGGACATATCAGCCTTTGCCTCTATCGCTAGAAACTTTCCCTTGAAACAGCACAAGAAGTCAGGCACACCAGCGTTGCCAAACCCCGCGCCATGCGGCATTGCATAGTAGATGTTGTTTGCATTGAGAATCTTCTTGATCTTGTCCTTGACTTTGCCCTCGGGTGTATTAGCCATTGTTGTTCTCTTTCTGTGGCAAAGTCGATGTAATAAAGCGTACAGCAGTGTCACCATCTTTCAGTAACACAGTTACCGTTGCGGCTTGCAAGTCGCTACCGTAAATCAATATCAGGGCTTCCATGATTCGTGTCATTTCTTGGTTCATGCGTTCTCTCCTTACAGAATATCTTTATGGACATCATTGATCTCGGCTTGCTTGCGCAGGTAGGTAAGCATCACCTGCTCAAAGGATTCTTGCCACGGTGGGGCAACCTCCATGCCATCCCTAGAAAACAAATTGACGATGCTCTCAAGGTGATGAAAGTCCATCGTCTCAATCAGCACAGGCCCACTCTTACTCATCCAATAGTCTTTCCGATTCTCTCCTTCCACCATTACCCCTTGCATAAAGCGTCTACCAAGATCAGAAATGAGTTGTTCCTCAAGCGACTGTGCCATTACTCTCTCCCTTCATAGCCGCCAATGTCGGGCGTGTCAACGCTAGACAGAAGTAAGACTCGGATGCCCTCCACCCTATCTCGTCAAGGGCAGGGGAGTGTCGATTGGTATACAACGCTAGCTTTAACAACCCCTCATCAGGGCAGTAATCCCAATCGGTTGCAAGAATCATTGCCAACTTCGTCTTTAACTCATCCGGCAACGTGCGATCGTCATATCGTCTGTGAAATCCATCACCGACATAAACGATATAGTCATACGATGTGCGGCGTACTGGGACTCTGATTAAATCCCAATTACGTTGATGCACCACGGGTGACCAGACAGAATCAATCAGCATGGGGTGACCATCCAGATGCAGTCGTAGTGAGTGGCGCGTGTGTTGTAGAAGAACACTGCGTCAAGGTTCTCGTCATACTTGTCAGTGATGGGGAGGTACCCACCCTGCAAGTTATGCTTGTCTTCGTAAGCCAACTTGGTCATGGTCATCACAGGTATGAGGTCTGCGTACTCGGTGATGTCTTTGTAACGCTTGAATGACTCGATGATTTCATACTGTTTATTCCCAACTATTTTGACTTTGCCAACTAAGAAATGACCGTACTCGTCTGAGCCAATCATGTAGAAAGGATTTCCAAAGAACCGATTGGTTTCCTCTACCCTTCTAGCCACTACTCTATCAGCTTCGTTGTATTTGTCAAGTACCTTTTGACATTTAATTGTGTCGATCGTAAGGTGATTACCATTAGGAGTTTCCCCTAGATAAGCACATAGCAACGCTTGAATCTCGT